TGTGTGCTGACTCGACCATTGCGACATATACACGAGCAGGCGGTATGATCTTCATTCCGGCAACAACTTTTTGCACTGGAAGGCGAATTGCTTTGGCTGCCTGTGTGAGCAGTTCTTCGCGGTGAACTAAGATAAGCACATCTTGTGTGCTTCGAGCGCAGTAGCGGTCACATATCTCCGCGAAGCATACTGTCTTGCCGCCACCCGTTGCTAGCTGAGCAACCACCTTGCGATGGATGCGCAGCTTCGCACTGATGTTGTTGATGAAGCGTTCTTGGTATTCTCTTAGTTGGAGCATCACTCGTAGGTTGAGGTGTAGTAGTCTTTTGCAATAATTTCAGTACGATAAAAATTATTACTTTCTCCATATCTATAAGCATCAATTATCTGCTTTTTCTCCATTGCTTTGGCTTTCATTTTTAATTCTGAAATAGTGATTGCATCCAATCTACCATGTTCTTTTATGTGGTTTCTGATTTCAGAAATCAACCACTCAACTGCTGTTTGCTTTTTGCTGCTCATGCGTACTTCTTTTTATATAATTGCTCACCCACGGGCTTTCCGAGGGCGATGTTGCCGCGAGTGATTTCCTGAGCGCACTCGTTGCAGATGTCGATAAGCATCTGCTTCTCGTTTGGCAGTTCGGTCTCGCAGAATATTGCGATGTGCTCATAGACGAGTGCCATTGCCAGAGCATACTGCTCACTGGAATTGCTAAGATTCTGCGCTCTGTCCTTGCAGAGCTGTTGTACTTTTTTCAATGATGTAGATGTCATGGATGTTGTAAGGTTTGAATGTTGTTTTTATCCTTCCACTGGTGCTCCAAACATATTCGACATACTTGGTGTCATCGGCAAGGGTAATGAATACCGTTGCATTATCGATGTGGTTGTACATCATTTTCAGATGCTTGAAGTTTGTCTCTATATATATGAAGTTGCGATGCAGGAAGTAATACATCACATTGGTAAAGCTGTAATTCTCAAAGCCCTCTGTGCTCCAAGAACTCTCTGATGAGGTCTTTGGCTTGTTCAATTTCTGTGGGTGTATGTCGGTGGATAAATAGTTCGCCTTTGAACTTGTTTGGCACTCCTATGTAGTAGAAGTTTGCAGGATCATATCCAGTCAGGTATGAGTACCAAACTGCTTGGATGTGGTTGTAGTGCTTGGTCATGTCGGCGGCGAATGCTCGAAGGTTGGTGCAGGAAGTTGTCTTGATATCTGCATTGATGGAATACATTGGGCAGTGCAAGTCAAGGATGCCCTTTGCTGCCACCTTGCGCCCATCGATATCAATCTCCTTGATAAAGGTTATCTCCTTTGCTGCCTTCTCGAATATCAGCTTAAGCATTGGATGCTTCATGATGGCATCGTAGATAAGCTTCGCATTGGGTGGCATGTCCTTTGGCTCTGTCTCAAGTAGGTTACGATGGAACTCCGCGCCTCTCTCGAGAGCACCGGCAGCGTATTGGATGCTGCCAGTGTAGTGCCGCTTTATGCTTGATGCGTTAATGGCTTCGATTGAATTGTAGATGTCGCGGCTCATTGGTTAACGTTCTCCAAGAGTGTGATTATCTCCATAAGCAGCACAAGGAGAATATTTGCCAGTACCTTTTACAGAAATAATAGATATATTTTTATTGCTATGTAGCCATTCAATTGTATCTATTGCGCCAAGTTCTGTTATACCATAAGCTTCTTTTTCAGTAATCCATTTTTTACCTGATGGATAGTTTATTGAATATCTAACAATAAACACTTGCATTTTCTGTAAGCTCATGACCCTATCTGTCTTACATCGGCCGGAATGAATCCACTGCGGTTTCCGTGAACAACTTTCATCATGTCAACCTCAACCTTTGCTGAGTTGATTATCACCTGGGCGATGTCTGCGATTGCTTTCGCCTTGTCGAGTTGCATGTCATCTTCTTTGAGCATCTCGATGATTTCGAATAAGTGATCTCTTAGATCTTCGATTTTATTGCGTGCCATAATTTGTTCAGTGTTTTGATTGTTTGTTGAATTGGTTGAGGGTATTTTGTTATTCTGTTGCGCTCCATGTTTTCCACCTTGGTGATTGCTTCCAAGTTTTCGATGGCGAAGTTGCTGATGTTCTTGTCGATAAATGTCACTATCATGTGCGGCTCAAGCTTACCATGATGCTGCTCGTAGATGTGCCGATGCTTGAGCACCCACTTGCGAGGATCAGCAATCTTGATGTAGGTATATCCATCTTCATCGATGCGCTCAGATGCAACGCTCTTGTGGTTATGCGGCACATGGCCCTTCTTAAACTGCGTTTCTTTGCCTCCGATGTCAATGCCTTTCATGCCCTTATTCCAAGGGGTGTGACCTTGGCTGAATTGCGACTCTACTCGGGAGTGCTTGAGTCTTCCGCTGTCGGCTGTTGCCAGATACTCGGGAGTCTTATGTATCTGGAGTGCGAAGGCTTTGGCATAGCACTGGGAGATTGACTTCCCAGTGATGAATGCCACTTCTTTTGTGGACCGATGCGGATAGTATTCAATCAGCAACTCGGTCTCTTGCAGTGTCCAGTTACAGCGAGTCATAATACTCGCGCCCTCCTTCTTCGCCTCCTTGTGATGATGGCCTTGGAAACCTGTCGATGATTGCTTTTTGCCCGTCATGATAGCCGTTCGAGTAGGCTTGGATGATTGCTTCTTTTACTTTCCCCGTTAAGCTCTGATCATCGCATTCGCGTGGATCAATGATGGTGTCCATGTAGCGATTGAATTGGGCGAACTCTGCGCCTATGTTGTCTAGTGGATTCATCGGATTAGTCCTCAAAGATTAGGTGTTTAACTTCTAATATCTGAGCATCTTGAAAATAATTTTTAAAGCTTCTTTCAATTTGTTCTTCTTTATAGTTAGTTACAAGTAAATGACCATTAATAAATCCTGCTTTAAATGCTTCATACATTTGCTCTTGGATTAGTGGTTTTAACTTATCAAAAAGTTCAGACTCGGGGGTGTTTGGGTAAATAATAATTCTTTCCATGATTTTTGGTTTTATCGGATTACTTGGTTTTTAACTTCGATTATTTGAATGCCTTTAATCGCGCTCATGTTCGTGATCTCCATCGCTTTTGGAAGCTTGCGGAGTAACTCGGCCACATCAAACATCTCTGCTTGCATAAGTGTCCAGAGCAGTGTCATCCAATCTACCTCGCCAACTATCTCCGCTTTTTTGGTGATGCGAATGTTCTTGGTGTGGTCAAGCTCGAGTGTTGTTGAGGTTGTTGCATCGGTGAAGTTGGCGAAGATGCCTGAGACATCGCTCGTGACTGCTGACTTAAGGGCATCGGCTGCTTCTTGTGCAATCTTCGCATCTGCCACGGCTTTCTTTACGGCGAGCTCGTTGGAGTAGTCTATCATCATTGCCTTGCGCTGCTCGATGTACTCTTTCAGCGGAGCGATGGCATCGCGCTCGACATCCATAACTGACTTCTTGTAGGCATCAAGTGGAAGGGTTACGAGTTTGCGATTGGTCTCAATGTGCTTGATGGCATCATTTGCCGCTTTGATGGAAGCTGCGCTCATGTCATAGGTGAGCTTGTCTTCGATGGCTTGTGGAGCTGCTTGAATCATGCTCTGAGCATGTAGCACCTCTGTCGAGTTTAATGCCTTGTAGAACTCGGATATGTTCTCTATATTAGCTGCGTTCATAGTGTATTGATTAAGTGTATGTTTTTAATGAAGGGCGGCCTAACACCGCCCTTTGTTATTTTAGAACGGGAAACCGTCATCTTCTGCCTCTTGCTCAGCTGCAACTGCAACGGGAGCACTCATTGGCTTGGACACTCGCGCAATCCACTCGTCAGACATCTTAATCTTATCTTGAATGAACTCGGGAAGCTGAGCAAAGATTGCATCATCGTGCTCCTCGGTGTTATAACATAGCGGAGTGTTGAATGATGGAGGACACACTAATCCTTTTGGCACTGGAGAGATTCCAATGATGTTGGCATAGGTCATATCGCCCTTAGTTACATGTGTCAAGTTAACCATGCAAGGCTTTCCAAGTAGCGTGAAGATGTCGAAGTTGCCTGCAATCTCATTGCTCATCTTTTTGCCTGCCCATGATTCGATGTCGCGGCGGAGAACCGCCTTCTCGTTCATCGAAAGGTTGTAGATGCTGCGAGCATAGAACGGCTTCTCGTCTCCGCCTTCCTCGAAGACATGTGTTTCAGTTGGTAGTTCAAAGATGAATTGCACTTTGCGTTTTTTGCCTGGAAATTGACCAGTTTGCATCGTTGTTCCAAGATCAACGATTTGGTAACATCTTGCCAAGAATGCTCCTTCTGGAGCGATTTGGCGGGAGGTGTTATTCCCTGAGGGTGCTTTTAAAGCCATAGTGTAAATTAGAATTGTGTTATTAATTGATTGAATGATACTTGAGTATTGTGCAGTGTCTTTTGGTACATCTTAAAGAACTCGCCAACTGTTGATGGATGATAAGTGCGAACCGATTCATGTAGGCCTTGAGTCATCTCCTTGGAGTATTGGCGAACAAGAACAAGTGAGCTCTTGTCGCAACGTTGGAAAAGACCTTGATGGCAACCGTCTTGCACAATTGTTAGCATGATGCCAGATAGATGATCGTAGTTAAAAAACTGCGTGCTGTCGTGTGATTTGAAAAAAGTGTTCATGATTTATGAGTGAATTAGTGAATGATTGAATTACAAAGATAGTATTTATTTTGATTGTGCAATATTTATTCGGGTAAATAATCAAAAGTTTTTAATTCGAGTATTCTATGCTCAGCTTTAAACTGATTATTGCACATCAGTGCTGCACGTTTCAATTCGTAATTAAGCAAGTTGCTTGCTTGTCCAATCAGCTTACTCATGGCGGCTGCTTTAGCTGCATCAATTTCGTCTGTTTCTAATTTCTCCATCGTTTTGCAAAGCAATGCAAACATCGATTTTGTGTTCACTGGCATCATAGGTTTTTGAGTTTACGGTTTATATTTCGGATTATTGATTTCATTCTTACAACGTCAACTATTTCTTCATTAGCGACTATCTGATCAAGTATTTTTTCGTGCATTTTTTCTAGATGCTCTTCATACCTAATCAATTTCCATTGTTTTTTGGAACAACTTTGACAGATTTTATTGTCTTCATCATATCCAATTTCATTTACTATATTACAGAATTTAGCTAATGGGCATATCTCACAATTAAATACTGTGTTATTTAATTTTTTAATTTTATCTTTTTCTTTTTGATAAGAAAAGGGAATGATTTTTCTTGCTTCTGACTTTGCCCACAAAGTTAAATTGTGTAAATCTTGAGGATCAATATTAATTTTTAAATCGTCTAACTCAATTTTCTTTGCTTCCAGCAGCCCTATTAAAAAAGCATCTTTAAAGCTATCAAGCTTTGGGATTAATTCGTCTATTAACTGATACATGAGTGAATGATTGATAGGCAAATGTAAAACTAATATTGATAGTTGCAATATTAATCAAAACTATTTACACGCAATTATCCTAACTCGCTCAATATCAATGCGATTATTTTACGGCCTTGACTACCGCCACCCCAATCAGCACTCCCACTCCTACCTTGAAGGCGGTTGTTTGATGCCACTTTTTGCCTTGCTTGATGTAGATATTCTCAAGCCCTACCACTTGCACATTGGGATTGTCGACTCTTAGGCGGACAACTGTGTCCTTCTTCTTCAGCAGTCGGTTGACGAAGCCAGTGCGCATGGTATCGCCTACTGCATAGGTGAACTTTGCAGGGATCACTAAGCTATCAATCTGCAACCACCCGAGGCGGTTAATCATTCCGCCGATTGTGTACCACTCGGTGCTTTTAAGGAATGGCTTTGGCAGTTGGATATAGGGCTTGCTCTGAATCATCACCGTATCACCTAACTTGATCTGTGTTTTGATGATGGTGCGAGTCTCAATCTTAACCACCTCAACAGCGTTATTGACTTTGACTTCGAGCTCTGCAATCTGCTGTGCTTGTTTTGCCGCATCCGAGCCACTCTGTGCGATTATCTTCTTCTGCGAAGCAATCACTATGCTGTCCTCATATATCGTGTGCCTAAGGCGGTAATCCGACTCTACTCCATCGCCGCAAGATTTGAGCAGCAGGAAGAGCAGCACAATTAATACGACCAAATAAATTGTTTCAGTACGTACAAATGCCGTCTTTAATGAGTCTGATAAGCTCTTTCGATGATTCCCAAAATAGTCTTTTATCATTGAGTTCAGTTTGAAGGATTGTTAGTGCAACACAAACAGGCATACCACGCTCAATCACATACCAAGCGGCAACCTTAACCAGTCTCTTGTCCGCCTCCTGCTCTGTCATAACTCGCGAGCTGCTTTCTTGATTAGCACCTTGATGGCATCATCGAGCTTATTGACTGATGTGTGAATCATCTTAAGGAGGTCACGCTTTTCGGTGTCATTGGACATTGGATGGTTAAGCATCAACTGCACAAGTCCAGATATGTTGGTGAGTGGTTGCCGTATCTCATGGCTAAGCATGAAGCGGAACTCCTCAAGCAGCAACTTCTGCCGCTCATAGTCATGCGAGCTGATGGAGGTGACATCGACTAACTGGATCCCGACAAAGTGCAAGGTGTCTTTAATAGCGAAGCAGTTCCAAATGTTATATCTGTCGATGGTATTCTTTTGGCGAGTGCGAGCATAGACACGCGATGGCTCAGGTGCATGCTTGCGTGCCGTCTCAATGGCTTTTATGAAGTCATCCTTATCACCTTCGATGCTTATGATGTCGGTGATTTTGGAAGGCTTGATGTGGCTGCAATAGTTTTTGAACAGCTCATTGCTTGACACAATTAGGCCGCTATCATCACTCACCACATAAAAGAGGTCAATCGAATGTTCTAAGATGAAGAGCGAAGACATTGGTTGAGTTCGCTATAAAGGTTAGACCATGCGCCCATTGAGCTCCATGCCCATTGTGCTGTTAGGTAGATAGTAAAAGTCAGCAGCATGCCCATGATAGGAGCATCCATCGTTGGCTTATACTCGGCGAACTCAGTGCGAGGCTTGATGATTATCTTGGCCTCTGGCTTTGGAGCAAGTAAGAATGCAGATGTGCTTGGTTGGATGGTATCGCTTGCGTAGGTTTGCTGCATAAGTATCGGCTCTGGTATTGGCTCATCGGCAGGCAGCTCGTATGTTTGCCCCCACTGATTAGTGCAATATTGCTTGCCAAAGATAGTGAATTTTGTCATTGACTGATACACCACTTGTGGCTCGATGCGAATAGTATGATGATGCGTATGGACTTTGCAGCCAAGACCTACCACGCAACCCTCGTCAATTGTAGTGTACGTTGAGTCTCTTCCTTCATCCATTGTCGTTAGCTTTAGGTATGTATCCTGCTGCCACCATTGCGGCCACAATAGCTGCAAGTGTCTCTGTCGTTATCTGCTTGAATATTAAAGCAAACACGCTCGACAGAATCACTAACGAGCCAACAGTTGGCCTCCAGTGCTTAACGAAAATATCAAGCACTTGCCTTGGTTTGCTGACTCTCCTTGCCGCCATAGTTGTCAAACGATTGGTGTAAAATAAAGTTGCGCCTCATTCTTGCGCCTTCTTACAAGACCTGTGGAAACCTCGCCGCCTGCCCTGTTCCACTTAAGGAACTCAGCTGCAATCTTAGAATCGTTTGGGTTAGCTTTTACAAACCTCAACAGCTGCGACTTAGCAAGGTTGCCTGCGCCCAAGTTATAGCAGAAACTTACAAGCGCATCGAACTGATTAGCGTTAACCTTGGTGCCGTTAAGCAGTCCAATCACGCTACCCTCAAACTCCTTAAGATGATCCTTTAGCATCTGCACCGCCTGCTCCTTGGTGATGGTCTGCCCGAGCTTAACCTTACTGCCGTCATGGTAGTAGGTTGCGCCGTAGCCAATGGTCGGCACTCCTGCTGAGCAGAGGTAACTGGTCAAGCGTAAGCCTTCGAACTCCTGTATGAGTCGGATGCCGCTATCAGAGCACTTCATACTGGAATTGTAAAGCGCAGTATTGAAAACTAAAACCTGCTGTTACTACTCCAAGAGCAACTTTGCAAGTGTTGTTTGTTGGCTCAGCACTAATATCTAAAGTAATAATCTCTTGAACTGTACCACTACCAAAAGAAAACTGCATCAATCCAAATAAGTTTTTTTGACTTGCAAAATCAGATGCCACTGGAAGTGATAATTCAAATTCTCCATCATCTTCTCCAGCATCAAATTGGATATCTATCTGAGCCATTACACTCACGATGTTGCCAACCTTAATGTATGTTGTAGCGTTAGATGATGCTGTCAAATTTAACTGAGCACTGATTGTCGGTGTATAGCTTCCACTGCTAAACATATTACCCACCTCAATCTGACTTGACGTTCCTTCAGGTGATTGGGTTGTGTTGCTTACATCCACAATGTATAGCAAGTCATTGCTTGCCGCTTCTGTGATTGCTACTAAGTCTGTAATTTTTACTCCTGCCATGATGTTAGTTGTTTAAGATGTAGTTAACTGCTTTTGTTGAGTTGGTGAACTTGACACCATTGATGCTGAACTGATTCACATTGATTAAGAACACACCCACATTAGTGCCTAAGTGCAAGCAGTTGTCGTCAACTACTTCGCACGTTTCCACATTGGATGCGATAGCACCAATGACCGATGTATAGAAGGTCACATATCCACCTTCGAGAGTTATGTCTATCATATTACTGTCATTGATATTAGTGAAATTAAAGAGGAGTCTGTTGCATTGGCATTCTGAACTGCTCCGATGATGTACTTGTCGGTTGTCCAATCAACACCTATTGCAGAGAATAGAGTATTTTGAAAATCTGTTGCGACATTGGTTACTACAACAGACATCATCTCAGTGTTGGTTGTGGCATTTTTTACCGCTCCCGTTCTTATCATTTGCTGACCAAATGCCCCTGCTTGACCACCCGAATATACACCAAGTAAAACTGCACCCGTTAAGTTGTTTGCTGAGTTGGCATATATTCTAATGGTGTATAAATTAATTGCTCCCGTCTTACGACCTCTAAGCTTGAACTCAAGTATGTTTCCTGCAACTACCGAGTTTGCAGGTACAAGGACAGATGAACTAAATGTATTTAGCAACAGAGATGAAGCAGCTCCATCGGTTGTATTCTTGTAGACTCCCAATGATGCAATGTCAATGTTGCCGCTTCCAAGCAATGAAGTTGAGTTGATGGTCTTGATGTTCGTGCCGCTTACTAGTGCTGCTTGCTTAGCTGCAAAGGTAGTGAAGTCAGCTGTGCTCAACGCACCTCTATTGGCAGCACTTGCCGTTGGTAGGTTGAACGTGTGAGTCGCAGTTGTGGATGATATAGCGAAGTCAGTGCCTGACGTTCCAACTGCAAGGAGTTGAGTCTGGGCAGTGAGTCCATTTAAAGAGGTTAAGCCAGTTGAGAAAGTTGTGATTATCTGACTCAAGTGATTGTCCTCTGTGTGCAATTTTATTGTGCGCCCACTATGTATCACATAAAATCGCACTGCAAGTCTATCTGTTGCAAGTAGTGTCGTTTGTGGTACTGCTAATGCAGTCAAGTACAAGTCAATCGCAGTGCCTCCAGTAATATTCTCAGGTGTTGCTGAGTTAGATGCAATCAATGTCAATGTTGCGCCATCCCACTTATAAAGCTCAATGTAGAATTTTGGACTGCCTCCGTTGCTTGATGCGCTAAAGTATGTTTCAAAGTTCCAATTTCCCGCAGGAATCTCCAATTGATTTGGATCATTGGCATCGGTTATGAATGACTGAATGTATCCATCTGCATTGATGGTAAAATCCGTACCGCCTCCAATGATTGGCACTTTGTTAATCTCGCGCATTGCGACACCTCCGAAAGTACCTTGACTCACCGAGCCGTTGAGGTAGTAGTTAACTGATGCGCCGCCTCCGCTTGATGTCGGGAAGTTTGCAAGCTGCCCATCGCCTCGTATGTACTGCGTTGCAACTCCTGCCGCTGTAACTGCTAATGTTCCGCTTGATGTCACAGGGTTGCCAGTCACATTAAATGCAACGGGCATTGTAAGGTCGACACTTGTGACGGTGCCAGTTGGCAAAGTCGGGAATGGAGTCGGTGTGCCTAATCCGTCAAGGTAGTCAGTGCCTGCTCCTGTTGGCACATCAAACTTGCCATCAAAGGTGTTCCAATCGGTTGAGCTTAAGTAGCCATCAGTGCTTGTGTCCGCTTGAGTGATGCTGATGTCTGGAGTAGTGCCGCCGCTTGATGCAATTGGAGCAATGCCGCCAACACTTGTTACACCACCTCCGCCGCCGCCTGGAACATTTACCTCAACCACTCCAGGTGATGTCAGCGATGCTGTTACCCCTGCACCTGTGAAGTTTAATGTTGTGGTGTTGGTGCTGACATTTGTGTTTTCCTCTTTTGTGATTAGCGGAGTCCCACCTCCACCTCCGATGGCCACCAATGGATCTGCCGCTGTTCCGTTTCCTGTGATGGTAACACCATCAACAGCAACCTCAGTCAAGCAAGGAACGCAAGCAGGAAGGTCGGGTAGTGGAATGTCGCCAGTTGCGCATGTATCATAGCAGCCGTCTTCAGAGGTTGTGATCACTTGCACATCCATATCCACAGAAACACAAGCCCACTCATAGTTGGCTGTTAAGGTCTTAATCTCGTTTGCATATCCACTGGGCACAACCTCATAGTTGATGACTCCGATGCTCTGCTTAAATAGTGGGTCAGTGCCGCTCGTCAGCTTGTAGACTCTTGAAGCAAGCCAATCCTGTGCATCCTCCGCATCGCAAGGCAAGTGTGATTTGCGCACGATGGCATAAGCTGTCAATGGAAATGTTGTAACATACAACTGCTTGCAGCCGCTCATCTTGTAAGCATCAGTCTTGGCAACAGTTACCTTGCCACGCTTAGCCCAGAACAGCGTGCCGTTCTTTGCATCGAAGTTGGTAACAACCTCCGCCTGACCATTGCCGATGTAATGCACCCAAGCTTTATCGTTTCCGTTCGCGTTAAGCTCACAGAGGTTAAATTGCTTGTCGAATATATTGGCAACCTCAACCCTTTGGTTAAGCCTTTCGATTATGGTCTTAAGTAGATTCATGGTTTGCTTATCTGTATTGATATTTGCTCAACAAGTAAGTCAGCATGTAGCTGCAACATTGCCGATTGTTCCTCCGCCGTTGGTTTGAATATTGTGCCGTATAACTTCTCCAATCCTGTCACCTTTCCAACTTCATCGGCTTGAATGTATATCGCTGAGCCAAAGCCTTCATTGAACACTGAGCCTTGGTCTGTTGCGAATGACCGTTTCAAGAATCCTGTGAGCTCCAATGGAGGTCTTCCGTTTTTCTGTTTGATTAAAGCGTAAGCAGGAGTGTAAGGCTTGGTTGGTAGTGTTGCGCCTGCCGTATTAGTTCCTCCGCTTGTGCCTGTTCCAAAGATTCTAATGTACATCTCCCTGCGCATGTCAAGCACTGCGAAAAACAAAGGAGTAAATCCTCCGCTCCATTCAGTGAACAGCCCATTGATGCGGTCATTAATCTCTTTGGGAGTAGCCATTATGGAAGAGCAGTTACATACTTCATGTTGCGTCTGCAATCAAAGCACGTGCTGTCATCTGGAAGTCTCATGTTCTGCAACATAGCTGTGAGCTCTTCGCTGTATCTCGTTGCTGCAATGTCTCGCCCTGCAATCATACCATCGTTGGCATCGGCAGTTGCGAAAGGCTTGCTTCCTATGTTGATGCTAACCGTAGTATTGACACGCTGATTTGGTGACACGCTCAAGCCGTAGTTATAAATCTCTACCGCTGTTGCATAAGCAAGCGGCATTGCCATCAATCCACCTATGCTGCACAGCCAAGCTTCACGATCGCAGTTGACATTGTACACAAGCGACATCCCCTGCGTGTACTTCTTCGACTTGGAACTAACAACATCAGTGCCGCTCACCGTCAACTCAATACCGATGGCATCAACAAATGGGCAAACGTGAACCGCTCTTAGGTTACCTCCGCAATCAGTGCAACTGCCCTTCTTAGGAATCATTTTGGTGGTATCGTAAAGCGACTCATAGACAAATGCCAGATCCATCTTGCGGCGGTTAGCCTTGAAGGTCTTGCCGATAAACTGCTCAACCGCTTCAGATTGGTAGAAGAAAGAATCAATAAGCTTCAAGGTGCTCATGTCGTAGACAAATATTTCCACTGGCACCGCCATCGTGTAGATATCAATCTTGAAGTTTGACAAGTAGAAGTTTAAGAAGCTTGATGTGTTCGGGTCGATGGTAACTCTGATGCCTGTATACTTTCCTGCACCAACTGCAAGGTCCACGTTCGCAGCGTTGGTTACCACTTGACCGATGCGCTTAGACTCAACAACCGTGTCCGCTTTCATCATTGGACTTAAGCGGCTCAGGATATCGGTTGACATCTTGCGCCAAGCAAATGCTCGCTTTGCTTCAAAGAGTTCAACTCCGCTGTTGTATTGGTCTGTGATTAGCTGCCCGAGTAAAGTCTGATTGATGCCAAGGTCGTCAATGTAAAGCCCTGTTGTTGGCTCTGGTCTATCGCAACCTTGCAAGCCGAGTAAAGATTCGTAGCACATTGGCCTTTGATTTTTTTACAAAGATAAATAAAAAAGGAGAGGCTTGCACCTCTCCCTTAATTCATTGTGTCAGCAAATTATCGCTGCCCTCGCTCAACAGATCATCGGAGCCTTCGCTCAGTAGATTCTGCGAGCTCGTTATGGGTTTACGATTGATACGCAGTTAACATAGTTAACACCTGCATACTTATCTCCTGCCTCATAGATGTCAGTCGGCAATGTTGCGATGATACCAGTTGCAGTCAATACAATTGATAAGTTACCGCAATCATCCTTCATTGTCAAGTCAACAGGTACACCTGCTGGAGTGAACACCAAAGTCTTAGAGTAGTTGCTTCCTGCCGTTGGAGTGATGCCAGTGTTCCACTCAGCTAAGTTGAAAGACAACCACTGGATTGCTCCTGCTGTTGTAACCAACGCCTTAGATTGAGAACCTTGAGCAGCTGCCAAACGAGCATCATAAGCAAAACCGAAACCGTTCTGCTGAGTGATTGCAAGTAAGTCAATGCCGTACTGAGTGCAGCATCCTGCTGCCATTGCGTTAGCGTAACGCTGCATTGCTGCTCCACCGAATGCAACTGGTGCACCTGGATAGTTAGCCATGCGTGTTGCTTGCTGAATGTCAGCGATAGCGAATGCATTAGGCTCGTTGCTTCCTAACATTGTAGGTACAACAAGGCAATCAGAAGACACTGTGTAGAAACCTTCAACATCAGTTCCCCAGTTACCGATTGCAGCAACAGCTTGAACAGCTGCGGCAGATGCAATCTTGCGATCTAATACATCCATCAAGCGCATGATTGACTCAAGCACGTAACGGCTGTTCTCTTGGCAATGACGAGCGATTTCCGCTGCATTGATAATCTGAGATGCAGTGTAAGTGTCGGTAGTTTCAACAGTGTATGTTGCAGTTGAATCGCCATACGTGTTGTCAGAAGTACAAGTTAAGATGCTGCCACCTTCTTCAACTTCCGTTTCTGGTAAGCGTTGAATCCAACGAGCTTGAACTGTTTTTAATTTACCTTGACCAGGTGCAACCTCAGTGCGAATCAATTTCGCGTTCTCTGGAGACAATAAGAATTCAAGGAAAGGAAGTTGCTCACGCTGACCAACCTCAATGAATAATTCACCCAGTGACATTTGCACGTTAGGGCATTCTGAAAGTATTCTTGATATAGACATGATAGTCGTTTTTTATTGTAGAATTTTGTGCAACTTATTCTGAAGGCTGTTGCATTGATGCCTACTTTTTGCAGCTGAAAGTCCTGCCGACTACCATAGAGAATCACAAAGGTAAATAAAAAAAGCCGCACTCTTGCAAGTGCGGCTCAAAACTAAAAAACATTAATACCCTATGCGAAGATAATTATTTTTGGTAGAACCTTGGATTAATTCCTTTTAATTTTTTCTCCGATGCTGCCTCGAGTTGAGGTATCAATGGATTCCTTGCAGGGAACTTGCTGCCTGCATGTGGATTCTTTTGGATGATGCCTGCCTCTGTTGCCTCTCTGATTAGCACATCCGACATTGTTAAGAATGAGCCTGCTTTCTCCTTGCTCTTTAGCCGCTCGCCTGTTGCCTTATCCTTAACCACGAATGCGCCATCTTCTTCAAGGTCGATTGCATACTTATCTGTGACCGCTGACTTGAAGCCGCGAATGGTGTACTCGTTTACACTTGGGTCAAGCTTCAATGCGCCAAGCTCCTTCTCGAATGATGAGTTGATCTTGCTCGTCTTGATGTCTGTTGCAACTTGCACCTTGTAAGACTCGAACTGTGTCATCACATCTTGTCTTGCAGAGTCGAGCTCATTGCTCTTGCGCTCAAGTGTCTTGTACTTTTTTTCCCACTCTTGGAGCAGTGCCTCTGAGCCGTTGCCCGATGCACGCTTCTCCCAATCTTCGCGCTGCTTTTCAAACTCGCTCTTTGCTCTTTCGGATGCGTTGCGGATTACCTCTTCCACCTTCTGCCCTTTGAAGTCTTCATCGGTGAGCACGATACCAAACGGCTCGAATGCTTTGCGTGTTACGTTGGCGATGGTGCCTGTGAGCTTTCCAATCTTGCCACTTACCTCCTCCTGCTTAATCCAGTTTTCCTGAAACTTTTCTTTTGCGGCTTCGAGATCCGCTGCTTCTTCGAGGTTTAGGAACTTGATCAGCTCCAGTGCTTCCTCCTGTTTGATTGCCATAGTCTATTGTTATTGGTGTAAGTTTCAATTCCCTTGCGCCTCGCTTGATTAACTCCTTAGCGAGTACATCAGATGCACGCTTGATTGTGCCA